AGTAATGAATAAGATTATTTAACCTACTCATTTCAGGTTCGTCTTCATGATCTGCGAAATAATCATGTAATTTATTCATGTCTCTTGTAGGCTCTTTGCCATACATGTAAACAATTTTATCTATTTCAGATAGAATCTCATCCATTTTATCTCCCATGAAATAAAACTCTTTACTTTGGTTTATGTTTTCCATTAGGAACTTAGAATATCTTTTTGCTAAGACATTGTCTATTACATCAAATTCTATATCATTAAAACTTAAGGTCGTCATATCGAGTCTCCGATTGTCCTCTGTCAAATACTGGAACATCAATGTTCGAGTCTGTTATAGCCTGTTGTGCTGAATCTTCCAAATCATATAATTTCATCTTAGAACGATCAACACCTATCATAAATCTTTTATTTCTTGTAGGATCAGCGTATCTGTTTTTCAACTGTTTAATCATAAATTGTCCTAGTTGTTCTAACTCCTCTGTACTTATAATTGCAAACATTAAGTCTGCTGTTGCCGGGAGTCCAAAACTTTCTGAGGTATCTGTTAAGTCAACATCACTGTTTCCATAACCTCCTCTTGTTGTTTGTGTAGCACTAACAATAGGAACATCTTGTTCTACTGCTAACCCTCTAAGTTCTTCTGCAATACTTTTAATAATTGTATAAGAGTTAGCACTACTACCAGGCCTAAATCTACTACTAGAACATATATTCAAATAGTCAATAAAAATAATATTAGGATGGAAATTTCTTTTTAGTTTAAGTTCATTAAGTAAAGCCTTAAAGTGTCCTGCATGTGCAGATGCTGTAGGATATTCTTTTACAATTAATCTACCTTCAAATTTATCTTTTAATAATCCTATTCTATCTTGGAACATAGGCTTAGACATTTCTTTCAAATCCATTATAGGAATATTCATTAGGTTAGCATCTATTCTTTCTGCTATTCTTTCTTCTGCCATTTCCATTGTAATATAGAGTACATTATGTCCATTAGCAATAGCTGCTGACGCCATATGACACATAAACAGGGATTTACCAACACCTGTGCCTGCTAATGCTATGTTAAGAGTCTTATTAGATAGTCCTCCTTCTGTAATCTTATTAAACATTTCGAGATCAAAAGGAACTTTGTTTTCTACTCTATTATAAAAATCAAAACGCTTGTCGGCATCTTCTATAAAGTCGTGTCCTACATTAGTATCAAATCCTACTTGTAATGCTTTAGTCAACAAATCAGGTAAAGCATCAGCACTTATATCTGGAGTTTTACCATCAATAATTTGTATAGACTCCATAATAGCATTATAAACAGCCCTATCTTTACACCATTTTTCTGTTTCATCAATGAGCCATTCTATATTTACTTTATCATCATCTTTATAACCTTCCATTATAAGATCTACTTGTTTTATTTCTGAAGGTGTAGCGTTAGAATTTAGAGCTGCTATATGTAAAGATTCTTGTGTAGGAGTTTTATTGTATTTTTCTATATAATCTTTAATCGCCAAGAATACAAAAACATTGTCTTGGTCTTCAAAATAATCTGCTCTAATAAAGGGTAGAACTTTTCTAGTAAAGTTTTCATCTTTAGTCAAATTTGTTAAAATAATAATTTCAAGATTGTACATCTATTTCTTTACCTCATGCTTATAATCATTATACACTTCGACGACACAAGGAGCACAAATATAAATCTCCTCATCGTCATTATGAAAACAATATGCTTTATCTTTTTTGTCTATAGGTTTTTCACACCTATCACACTTTATCGTATTCTTCTTGAATATCTTCATCACTAATTTCTTCTGCCATCATTTCAACAGAGCCGATTGTATACTGTTTCTTAACCCATTCACCAAATCTAGGATCTGAAAGTATTGGGAGCCAAAAGTCTTTAGCTAAGTCCTTAGCCCTTACTTTAGGATCTACAGCTTCACCTGTGTCCATATCAACTCTCTGATACCAGCCGTTACTAGGTTTAATTACATGTCCAGAAGCAAGTCCCATGTCTAACAAACCAGACCACTTACTAATACCATTCTCCCATGTAACTTCTACAGGAATCTTAGACTTCTCTCTAACAAACCTAGACTTCTCAACATTAATTACAAATTCATAACCTGTAACTTCTGTTCCTGTCTTTTGTTGTCGCCTACCAATAATAAAAATATTATCTGCAGAATAGTAAATACCTGTACCACCACTAACCACATCTTTAGGAAACAATCCTATTTCTTTATATGTGTGGTTAACAACAATAGCAGGAATATCTTTAATTGTTAAATGAGGTGTAACCATTCTAAATAAGGACTTCATTTGTTTAGCCCTTGTCATATCTGCTACACTTTTACCTTCTAAGGCATCTTCTACTTCTTTCTTAGAAGCTAAGTTACCAACAGAGTCTACAACAATCATAATATTATCACCTCGTTCAACACCATTTAACTGTTGCATTATATCATGTTTAAGTTGTTCAATATCTGCAATAGGTGTATGTATTACCTTGCTAGTATCAATATCAAATGTCTCAAAATAAGACTTAGGTGCACCAAACTCACTATCATAAAATAAAACAACACCTTCTGGATATTTCTCCTGGTGTGCTTTAATTAGCAACATAGCAAATGCTGTTTTAAAGTGTTTACTAGGACCTGCAAATACTGTAAGTCCTGGTGTAAGTCCACCATCTAATTTTCCACTTAGAGCAACATTAACTGCTGGAACAGATGTCTGAATCAAGTCTTTGTCATTAAAAAACTTAGAGTCAGTCAATATTTCTGTTTCTCTAATAGTGGAATTCTTTTGTAATTTTTCTAATAGATTACCCATCTTTTCTCCTACTTTTATTAGCCTCCAAGGCCGTATTCATTATATTATTTGTATTGTAGCACAGGGAAGAAGCATGTGTCAAATCTTTTGGTAAACAAGTTCCACCAAAACCTTCTTGTCCATCAGGACCAGGAACAGCCCAATGTGTTCCTCCTAAATTAGCATCCTCTTCTAAGAAATCCTGTATAACTTTATAGTCAGTATCATAAATATCACAGATTGCTTTGAAGTCATTTGCTAATCCTACTTTAACTGCCAGTGCAGCATTCCTAAACATTTTTATTGCACTTGCCTGTACCGGTGTAACTAGTTTTACAAATTTATTACCTCGGGACATTAGATCAACAAAAGGATCACAATTATAACAACCAATTAAAAGATCGATATGTTCATTATCAACATCTTCTTTCCAATGTTTCTCTCTCAAGAATTCTGGCATTATAATTAATCCTCTATTAGCATATTGAATAGCTTGATCAGGACCTATTGTACTCCTAATAATAGGTTGTACTCCTATGTAAAGTTCTGATAGTATATTATCTATAATAGAAGTGTCTAAAGTTCCGTTCTTTAGGTTAGTTGGAACACAAATAAATGCGTAATCTATTTCTGCCCAATTACTTACATTGTAACCTAAGTCAGGATCGTGAATAAAAACATCTAAAGGTTCTTCAAATTTTTCCTTTAGAAAATATTCTGTAGCTTTACCTACAAATCCGTATCCGATAATTGCAATTTTTGTATTCGTTTCCATTGTTCGTCGATCTCTTTTTGTTGATCTAAAAGTTTCTTATATTGAAACTTAACTTTGTGTCCCTCTAATTCTGGATTCAAGAGTTTCAATTTGTTCCTCTTTCTTCTTTGTCCAGTTCTTTTCATTGCGTTCTTTTCCTTTTACAATTTTTGGTGTAAATTTAGATGCTCTAAGTCTTTCTAAAGCACCCTCCCTTCTAGCATTTATGCCTTTTTTATACCACGCTCTTGTTCCCATTATAACTCCTCAATAATTCCTAGTATCTCTGCAACAAAAAATGATGCTAAAAATACCTGCCATGCCCAAGGTTCCATAATTACAAATGCAATTGCACAACCTCCTACTCTAAATCCACTTTTCCATATGCTATATATGAAGTGGCTATCTCTTTCGTCTTTATTTTTCATGGTATTTTTATACTCCAAATTACTGCTATTTGTTTTCCTTCAACACAAATTTGTTCAAACTCTTTAGGATCTCTCATAGAAGCATATACTTCATCTACTGCCTCCATTGTACCTGGAAAATTTGTATCGTAATCATCTATAACCATACATTCTGTTCTGTCTACCCAATATTCTAATGCTTGTTTACAGTTTCCATATCCGTGAGCGCCATCATAAAATAAAACATCATACCATTCATCTGTTTTGTAATCTGGTGTCCAAAATATTTTTTCCCATGTAATGTTATCTTTACCTTCTATATTTTCCTTAAACTGTTTTAATTGTTCCTCTCCACTTATTGACAACGAACCAAACTTTTTTGGAATACCACTAAAGGAATCAATAGTATGAATATTCCAATCTTTATCTGCTTTGTTAAACTCATCAGCCCATGCTATAGCAGATTTACCTAAATAAGTTCCTATTTCAATTAGATTACCTTTATCAGGTAACTGACTTACAATTTGTTCAAACGGCCACTCATTAGGCCAAAAACTTTTAATCATCTAAACAAGTCCTCCAATGTTGCTTGTGGTTCTGTATTCCAGCCTATAGGTTTTAGAATGTTTTCTAAAGGATCAATAAATGCTTTCTGAAATATTAAATCATAGTCTACATACTTTGTTATCTCAAACTCCTTAGGAAGTTTAGTTACAAAGGCAATCGTATTCTCATGTAAACTATTAGGCTCCTTCAAATAAAGGAACTTAATCTTGTCACCTTCTTGTATATTCTCATACTTAAGGTTCAAACTTTTGTCTTTTAAGAGCTTATTATACAGTAAAGAGCCACGAACATGTATAGGTGTGCCTTTCTGATATACATCTGCTGTAGATGTGTATTTCTTAAGATTATTACATCCTCGAGGGAAAGCAATATCTTCTGCTGTTAATGTATTAAAATGTTTTTGTGCCTCAGCAATATATTTCTGTAGATGTTCTTCATCACTTGTAAGAATAAGACGAACTGCCTCTTTCAAACTATCTCGAATAGGAGCAGGAGTCGAGGACCTTACAATTTCTAAACCCATAACCTTTAGTTTAGGATCTTTTAGTCTTAGTCCTTCATCATCTAATACATTTAAGGCATATCTTTTCTTAGCCACAAACACACCTTTATCTGCGATAACCTCACGCTTAAAGTCTATCTTATGTTCAAAGGCATTAGTATAGTTACCTAACTTTGTCATTGCCTGTGCAATAGCAGGTTCTATTTTCTCTGTGCCTATTTTATCTAACAGACCTACAACCTTATCTACATCTTTGTCAGGGAAGAAGTTGTCTACCAAATTCTTACATGTAACATAACAAGAGTCAGTATCACTATAAAAGGAATACATCTCATCTTCTGTGCCACATACTTTGTTCATATACTTGTCCAAGGCCTTAGCTGTATCTCGGATAACTAATTGTCCTGACATTGTAATACCTTCTGCAATTCTATCATCATAGAATCTAAAATACTGATTAGCCAGGGCACCATATAAACTGTTTAATTGAATCTTACGAGCCATCTGAAAATTATTATATTTACTTATCTCGTTCTTGTGATGTAGGGCACCTGTTTCTTGGAAATCTTTCTGTGCCTTCTGCATTAACTTCTTATATTTTAATCTATCATTAAAAAACTTTTGTACAATCTCAGGGAACAGGCCTTTCTTTTCTCTTGTATAGCAGGAACCATTACCTGCCATAGTGTAGTTCTTTTCCTTTAACTTGTCCAACTGATATCTGTCCAGTTGATCGTCAACACTAACATCATATTTAAATCCAGGAACAATAGTCTCAGGACTCATATTGTGTTGCATTAGAATACTAGGATATAGACTTGTAGCATCAAAACTAGCTACCCATTCATAACTTCCAGGAACAGGTTCTTGTACAAAGGCACCTTCTATTTGTCTATCCTTTCTACCACCACCCTGGTGAATAACAATATCCTTTTCCCATAGATGATTATATAATAAACTATCCCAGGTTCTAACAGCTGAGAATACATCATTATAATTACACTTAGCGTCATAGGCCATTGTAATAGCAAGTTCAATAAGTTTCATCTTGTCTTCTAGTTCGTCGACAATAACTGTATCAATAATATTATATTCTACAAACCTATTCCAATCCCCGTCATAAAACTCTTTAAATGTGTCAAAACCAGACTCTAGTTTGTTTTTGCCTAGTTCTGTTTCTGCAATAAAGTCTAGTTTGTATGACTCTCGAGTCACATAAGTAAACTTCTTATATAGATCTAAATAGTCTAATTGTGCTACACCTGTAATCTCGAATGCTGTCATCTCACGATTAGCAAATCTAATAGGGCGTTTGTTAATTAACTTAAAAGGCGAGAATCTTTTATGTTCATCCTCACCTAATACTCGTTGAACTCTTGTAATAAGATAAGGCATATCAAATAAATTACTGTTCCAACCTGTAATAATATCAGGACAGTTTTCCTGCCACCAAGTGAGGAAATTTTCTAATAACTGTTCTTCTGTATCAAAGCCATGATAATCAATATCTAGGTGAGATGTTTCTTTTGTAGGAGTAAACTCCCCTAGGCCAAAAGTTGTTATCTTCTTGGTGTTGTTGTTTTGAAGTGTGATAACTAGAACTTTCTCACTAGGGGAGTCTACATTTGGAAATCCACCTTCCGATGTTGTTTCTATATCGATAGAATAGATTGCCATTTTATTAGCATCCCATTGAATCTCACCAGGATAGTTCTCGGTGATATATTGGTATGCGTAATAATTTTGTCCAAATATTGGAAAATTATCTACATCTTTGTAACTGTCAAAGAAGGCGGTTGCCTCCTTGTTTGTAGGGAATTTCATAGGCGAGACATTCTCACCAAAAATGCTTTTGTATTTAGATTTTTCTTGACTCTTAACAAATAGAGTAGGTTGGAATCCACGCCTTGCAGTAAATCGCTTACCGTCTTTTACACCACGGAAAAGTATGTCATTTCCATAATGTCTTGCATAAGTATAAAAATTCATAACAACACCTTAAACATAATATAGACATTATGCACTCTTTCGTACTAAATGTCAATTAAATTTCTTTAACTCTGGTCCTATTTCGCAAGTGTCCCTCTGCTATTTCTGCTTTACTTGCGCCGTGATAGGATACGGCATGATGTTTGGATATCATTAGTTCATTTATATTAGTATTACCATCTAAACTAATAAATTCACCAAGTATCCTTCCATATTTTCCTTTTTTATCGAGCCTTGTTTTGAGTATAGCTCCACCTTCAATCTGCTGCGTGAGGTATTTCTTCGCCATAAGTCCGTATCGTTTTTCGTCGAGGTCACGGGTTCTACTTTCGGGAGTATCGATCCCATGCAGACGTATTCTTTGTTTCTTGAGCCAGACACCGAAGCCCAAGTCGATATCCACATCTACTGTGTCGCCATCAATAATTTTGACAACATTAATTCTATATTCATACATTTACTTTCCTTTAATTGTTTCGTTCAACACCTTTTTATTTATAAAGTCAGGTTGAACAATTCCGGAACCAAACTTTTTATTATACGAATTTAACATCTCTGTTCCTGGATCGTAGACTGAAACAACATGAGCTGGAAAGATCGGAACTTTGTGATCTTTTGCAAATGGAGCGTAAGGAGCAAGCCCTACAGTATAATCAGTTTCACTTCCAGGTTTAGGCATAATCATAATAATAGCTGGTTTCTTGATAAGTAGAAAACCTCTACCCTCAATTTCCTCTTCTTTAATGTCTCCAATCAAGTCTTCACCTGTTGTAAGTTTAACGATTTGTATGTTAGTAGCCATACTCCTTATCTCCTGTTTCTAATTATTTAATTTCAATAGATGTAGGTTTCTTTTCCTCTGGTATTTCGTGTACCAATGAAATAGTTAAAACTCCATCCTTCAATTTTGAACCTGTGACTTTAACATCATCTGCTAATGCCCATGTTCTTGTGAAATTGCGTTCTGCAATTCCTTTGTGCAAGAATTCATCTTCTGATTTCTCTTGTTCACCTTTAACGACAAGGTTGCCGTCTTCCACACTAATATTCAATTCAGATTTACTGAATCCTGCAAGAGCAATTTGAATTTCATAATTCTCAGCGTCTAGTTTTTTGATATTATAAGGTGGGAAAGAATTAGATTGGCCTCCTTCAACGGTGTGAAGTTTGGTAACAGCGTCAAATACTCTGTCAAATCCAATCAATCTACTTTCTACTTGTGGGAATGCTGAAACAAAATCGTTCCAGTTAGTCGTGTTTAATCTTACCATTTTAGTTTCCTCCTATTAGTTAGCAAGGTTAATATATGATACCCTTTCGGCGTATCATTACTATTTATACACTCTGCTGACTTTCTAACCATTTTTGGTACATATTATTGTCATAAACACCTGATCTAAACCACAAATTAACTGCTGTTTTTTCTCCACGAATAACAGGCATGCCTGCGTGCATTGATAAATCAATAGGTGTGCATGTTCCCATAAATGTATTAGAGAAAAATACACAGGTTCCTTTCTTAGCAGGTATTGTAATACCCATATTAGGAAAATCTGTTTCCCCTCCATGCTGTACATCATTTAAATATAATATTGCTGTTGCTATTCTGTTGCCTGCTTGAGGTGAATAAGATTCTATCTTGTCCTCTCCAAAAGCATCTAAATGAGGTTCAAATTGTTGTCCTGGTAAATACTTAATAACTGATAATGGCTCTGCTTGAGAAGGATGTACTCTTAATGTTGCTGATGCCATGTCTAAAAACATTCTTGCGCCATCAGATTGTGCAAAGTTTAGAGAAGATGTTTGGTTATTTCTTTTGTTAGTATATTCACCTGTGCCATCATCTGTGGAAACTTTTGCCTCTTTAAAAACACAATGTTCATTAATATCATCCATTAATGTATCTACTGTTTCTTCGGGTAAAAAATCTTCTATAGTTAATATTAATGGATTATTAATTGAATGTAATTTGTATTCACCCATTTCATGTTTCATTATTAAATCCTATCATTCCTAAGTGAGGAAAAGCTTCTTTAAAATTTGTGCCTCTTCTCTTATCATGTTCTTTTACAAACGCCCAGAAATCTTTTCTGTGTTTGACAAGTTCATCACCTTTGAACCTGTTTGCTTTTATCCATCCTACAGTCTTTCTGTATTTTTCTATTTCGCCTGTAGTAAATGGATATAGTTCCATTTCTTTTAAACTTTCTTCCATTATATGTATATGACTATCATCGCAAATTTGTGCTGAAAGGTGTAATGGTTCAACCATATAAGGTATGTCAACTGTTAGTAAATCACCAAATTGTGTTTTAAGTTCCGCCATTTTAAATATAAACTCACTAATATTATCAATAGATAAAAAATTATATGTACACATGATACCAACAGGAATTCCTTGAGCTAATAATCTAATTAAGTTTGCCTCAAAATGTTCTATCTCTAAACCATGTCTTATATACTCTGCCTGTTTTCCCCATGAGTCAATACTAGCATAAAGTTTAGTATTAGGTACATCTTTTACTAGGTTAATATATTTTTGTACTCTATTTTCTGTAACCATAAGATTAGAATTACAATGGAATGTTAATCCTTTTCTAGGATTTGCCTTAACATATTCTAGAAGTTTATATGTATTCTTATCTAATAAAGGCTCTCCTCCTGTTACTCTAAGAACAAATAAGTGTTCATATGCCTGTGGAAACCATTTCCAAAACTTTGCCACATAGGGAGAGTTTTCTATCTGAGGTGTATGAATAAGATTATAATCCTCTGATAGTTTGTAAGGACCATGTTCCTCTATTTCCTTTTCCCATGTTGTGCTGAATACCGGTCCACAATAACTACATGCCATTTGACATTTATTAGTGAAGGATATTTCTAAATATTTAGGATATACATAACCAAGTCCTGCTTCTTTTGCCTCTTTAACTATATCTCTATTATGTTTAAAAAATTGTACTGCAAGAGTTTGTCTATCTGAGATTAGATCAAGATCCTCTACCTCCCAACAATAAGAGCACTCTGAAGGTTTGCCACCTTGTAACATTGTTGCTCTTTGTTCAACCTTGTGAGGTGTATTGTGTAAGTCTGCGCCTAAAGGTATTTGATGTGTAGGACAATGATAACAGGAATGTGCCCTTCCTGTTCCTAAGTGCATTTCTTGGTGGTACCATTTTAGCACGCAGAAACCAGGACCTACTGCATCCTGTTCGTCCTTAATAAGTTGTAATGCTTCTATTTGGTTTTTATTTAACTTTCTTTCCAATGTTGTATTTGGGGATTAGCTCCCACTCACCCTTCTCTTTAAACGATATAATTTTGATTTGGCTCAACGGAGCTAAATCTTCTACTTCGCCTAATATTTTTACCAAACCCCAATCTTGGAGTAATTTAGCAATAGTATTTCTGCGTTGTAAATCGTTATCTTGGAAGTCAGCCTCCTTACCATCAAGAGCGAATAATTCTTTAAAATGTGTTATAAAGTATCTACCTTTCTTGTGTAATATATGGCAAGACTGATAAAGGACTTGGTCCTTTTTCGATGCTACTCCAATTCGAGACAAAGTTTCCCTAACCTTCAAAAAATCTTCTGGGTCGTTTAAGGTAACTTCTAAAGGTGAATACCCTGGATAGTCTATGTTAAAGTAATTCTCTTGATCACTCATTCTCAATATGCCTGTTATGTCTTAAATAATAATTAAGTTATAAAGGTATTTATACTTTTCCACCTTTAGAAGTGTTCAAATGTATTTTTATGAGATCTATTTGTGTATCATTTAACAGACTAAGGGTCTGTTTTGCTTTAATTAAAGAATATCCAAAAAACTTTTGGATTGCCTCTATGTTTTCTTCATCATTCTTCAACCACTTGTTATATCTTTTACCCTGCCTTACAACATCCATAAGGAAGTCATATTGCATTTTATTATCCAAGTGATGTCTCGAATTCATTTCATTAGCGGCAATACAAGTATCTTTACCCATACCCATTGCACGATTTACCATAAAAGGATTGTATTCTTTTTCTGTCCTTTCATCAATTATAAGATTGTCTTTTGTATAAATGCTATTAGCGTAGTCAAAAGGAGAGATCTTTTTAAGTTTCTCTTGGAACTCCTCTTCGTTTATTTCTTCGACTGGCTCACCAAAGCCTTCTAATATTGCGTCTGTCATATTACCAATGCCTTAATACACCTGCTACAATAAAGAAACATGTAGCAAAATTTACTAAAACTACAATAGTCCTCATAATAGCAATCTGATCTGCTTCATTGGAATCATCACTTGCTTTGTCGCCTAATGATAAACACCACAATCTCCATAATCTACTTAAAGTCAATATATTTGCCTTCTTTGAGTGTTTCATATCCTTCCAACATTAGCTCAGAAACGCTAATGTTCCTCTTTTTAGCCTCTTGTTTAATTTCTTCTCTTTTGGCCTTTTCTACACGAATTTGTACCCAAGCGTCTTTAGCCATTATTTAAATTCCGAATCTACCATTATCTGTGTTAAACAAGCAGTCAAGTTAATCTCCTGATCTGCTACAAAAGCTGCTTTATACTGATAATCTGCAATATCAAGTACTAACCGAGCAGGGCTCTTAACCTCTGGAAGTAGTATATCGTATATCTGACGGAATATAGCCTGAGGGTCTGTGTCTACATTGTTTGCCACCCATTGTCTCATCTTACGCCAGTCTTTACCCTTAAGACTCTCTACAAGCGCCTTAGCATTAACTTCCTGGAAGTTACTTAGTATACCCTCATCTATAACACCCCCCGCTGAGTACCGCTGTAGCTCATTTAGCACCCTTCTATAGTCAGGAAAGTACTTCATTAGGAGCTCAGCAAGCACCTTCTCTTGATATTCCACGCCTTCTGTACTAAGGATATACTTCATTCTATCCATGAACTTAGCGGCTAATACAGGGCGATCTGAGGGTGCTAATTTAAAGTCTATAACAGTAGTCCTGCTATGTAACGGGTCTATTAGCTTATTAGCATAGTTACATGTAAATATAAACCTACAGTTCTCAGCAAATTGTTCTATGAACCCTCTAAGGGCTGGCTGGACACTATCTCGGTTCATATAGTCTGCCTCATCAAGAATAACAACCTTAGTTTTACCCTCGAATGAGACAGCTGAGGCAAATTGCCTAATTTTAGTTCTTAGGGTATCAATCTGCCTACCTTCATCACTACCATTAATAATGATATAATCACAATTTAGCTCATTACATAAAGCACGAGCAATAGTTGTTTTTCCTGTACCTGCAGTACCTGACAATAATAAGTTAGGAACCTCGCCTTTCTTAATAAACTGTGCAAACTGCTTCTTTACACTTTCAGGCAATACACAATCTTGTATTAACCTGGGTCTGTATCGCTCTACCCATAAAAACTGTTCAGGTGTTGTTGTCATATTATCTCCAAATTGTCAGAAACTTTTTTTGCTCCAAAATGTCGGCCATTTTTTCCGAGGGTAAAAAGGTCTAGGAAAAAGTCTCCTTAACATCTGTCGTTTCTGAAAAACTAAGGTCTATATGCTTACCTTCGTCTGCTTCATACTTACTAGGCCATCCATACGCTTTAACATTATCTAAAACATTATCAGGTGCACTTATATCATAAGGGTCGCCTTCAAAATTATCTGCGAAGCCTGGCTCTACAAATTCTTGAATAACATGTCCATCGTCTATGATAGCTGCGTATCTCCAAGATCGAATACCAAATCCTAGGTTGTCCTTACGAACATCCATACCCATTTTAATTGTAAACTCTGCACTACCATCAGGAATAAGTTTTACATTAACTAATCCTTGATCTACATGCCACTCATTACAAATAAAAGAATCATTTACTGTAACGCAATAAATGTCATCAATACCTGCATCTCTAAATTCAGAATATGCTTGTTCATAACCAGGCAATTGCTGGCTTGAACATGTAGGTGTAAATGCTCCAGGCAAACCAAAAACAACGACACGCTTGCCGTCAAATAATTGTTGCTTTGTCATCTCTACCCAAATTTTATCTCCAGAAGTTGTAGTAACTTGTTTCTTAACTACAAAATCAGGAACTACTGGTGTCAAACTACTCATCATTTTCTCCTTCATTGAAAGGATCTACTTCACCCTTCATTACTTTCCTAACCAAGTTGATAGCTGGATTAGGTCTTGTGAAAATGTACTCCATTGTCTCACCTTCACGGTTTAATTCAACTACCCAGCCATTCTGTGCTTCACGGATAGTTACCTCTAATTGATCTTCTCCCATTTTATTCTCCAATAGATGATGAACGCTCAAGCGCTAACCAATATTTTAAATTGCCTTTACTACTCTCTAAGAACATAAACTTTTTCTCAGATAAAATAACTGTATAACCTGAAGGTACAACCTTAAAGTTTTCAACAGCTAGTCTAGCATCAAATACTTTGTCTGTTTGTCCTAATGCCTGTCTAAAAGAATTAGACTTAGGAGTAGCAGGATCGCCTACTGTAATTACCACTTCAGTACCATCACCAATGACGCTTAACATAGGAGCTGCTGTAATAGCTGCTGCCTTCATTATCATGTCAATATCATCTTTGGATAAGTCGAACTGGAAGAAGTTGTCTACTTCAATATTCTTATCAGGGGCACTAACAATAATGTTAGGGTCTGCATAAAAGTATTCAAAAACAGAATTGCCTTTTGTTACTGTAAGACTTTCGTCTCCAAAGCCAACATCTGTATCTTCCATAACAGTAAGTAGGGAAAGCAGACTATTTAAATCATAGACTGCGAATTCTTTAGGAAACGGATCTGTAATATCAGCCTTGGCAAAAATGTTTTTACCTGTGCTAATAGTGGAGAGCGAGTTTCCCTCACGAACAAGAATGTTCGTGTTAATAGTTGCGAAGTTCTTGAGAACATCAAGAGTGTCTTTGCTAAGTTTCATAATATACTCCAATTTTTAAACCTATAACCGTATTATAGGCTCTTACATACTAAAAGTCAATGGTCTATAGGACCATTTAAAAGTTTCTTTTTGTTTCCAGATAATGATTTGTAATTACCTGGGCCCACAACCTTTGTTGGCTTGCACTAGGGTGATATAAGTCTCTCCCTACTTCATCTAATGTTTTATCTGAAGGTGGCTTGCATTCCATAAAAGGTTTTATAATCATATCTTTAACTTTACTTTGTCTTACATCAAAGGTATCATCCTTTTCAAAATGTCCTGCCGATGCGTAACCGAACCACTCTATAAAATCCTGATCTCTAAAATCATTAGCGGAAGTTATATCGGATTCATATCCTGTGTAGAGCCAAGTTAAAGGTATATCTAAACTCTTACACAATTCAATTAATATTTTGTATGCCAACCTATGTTGCCCTTCAGATATTTTCTGCTCTTCAAAAGGTTTTAAGAAGGTAAAATCTTTACCACCTTTTAACATAGAACCAGCATAATCCAAATTCTTAACTGTGTTTGTATTGGTAAGTTTAAATGTTCCTGTGGGATTTTCTGCCATGTGTAATAATATTTTACTAGGTGGGTTCTGCCACCTTTTAGATAGTTCTAATATATTATTAGCAACAAACTCTGGTCTATCACCATAGATGCTCATATTATATACAGGAATACCTGTGTATTCAGTTATCTTATTAGACGTCATGTCGTCTGTACGAACTCCTGGAGCTAATCCAGGGCATGATGAATCAAATAACCACCAAATTTTATTCTTACTAATATCATGTATGTCTGTATCGTTTCTAAAACCTAAAGAGTCTAAGTTATATTCTATAGGCTCAACATCTCCACTCCAATACCAATCAGGTCCTTGAACTCTTTTAGCTCTTGCAAACCACTCTTTGGATTCATGTAACATCCATTTATATTTTATGTCAGGAGAGGATGCAAAAGATATACACCCATGTTCTCCTAGTCTTGTTTGTCTTAAAGGTTGATCTTCTTTATTCATTTTTAAATTCGGGTGGCCTTTTTTCCATAAAAGCAGCTACACCTTCCTCTATATCCTTTGAATCTAATGTCATGTCTTTAGCCCATAAAGCAAAGTCTATAGCTTCGTCCTTATGAGAGTTTACTGTATGCCATATGGCACCTTTTGTTCCTCTAACGGCAATGGGTGCATTGTTATTGGCAATTTTATGTGCGTATGCTAATGCAACTTCATCTACATCTCCATCACACTCTTTAGTCAATAGTCCTACTTTGTCTAACCATTTAACATCATGTAAATCTCCCATCATAAATTCCATTGTTCTATTGTGGCCTATTCTTTGTGCGAATTTAACCTGCATAGTAACAGCATTGAAACCTAGTTTTGTTTCTGGACATGATATTTGTGTTGATGCATCTGCAAATACAAAATCACTTGCCAACATAATACCTACACCCTCTCCAACACAATATCCTTTGATAGCAGATACTATAGGTTTAGGTGTAACCATATCATTATCTGTAACTGTATTGCCGTAACCAGTCTTTAAGGCATCGATAATAGTATCTACCTCGAAGCCTGCTGTGAAGTGATTAGGATTGCCTGACTTGATAAGTAAAACCCTAGAGTCATCCTCACGGAATTCTACTAGGGCATCATTGTAACCTTGATAAAAAGGTCTGTCAATTAAATTTAGAGGACCAACACCGTTTATTGTTAAGACGGCGACATGGTTATCTTTTTCGTAAGTTATTCTCTCACCAAAATTCATAATATAAACCTGTTTGTTAGAAGTTTGCTAGTTCAGTTCCTTCTGAATCTGTTACCACTACGGTACATCCTGCTGATTGCATTGCTGTTTTTAAACTTGCTTTTACAGAAGCTTCATCTGATATTGCATCTATCTGTGTTTTGGCTGAGTCATAAGTTGCTTTATCTGCTGCTTCATAAGTAACTGTGGTTGCCAATCCATCTATGGAATAGGACTTTGTAACTCCTGAACTAGCATAAATTGCGTCGCTTGCATCCTTATTAGTGGCTGAATAATCACTAATAACAGGAAGAGCTGTCTCTGCGTTTGGCCTTGTTAAGACCCATGTTACTGTATATGCCATTTATTTACTCCAATTGTTGTAATCTCTGTCTACTATTTATAATAATTAGGCATTTAATTTTGCCTCTTTATAGTTTTTAATGTATGTATTGGTATCCTCTGTGAGTTTTTTAACATCATAACCCATGATAGATAGTTCTAATACACTATCATAATCATATGTTCCTGGAGTTATAAAGTTAAATAAATCCCATGTCATTATCCTATTAATTCTAGGGTCATACAAACCCTGTTGCATAGTTCTAGCTAACTCTAGTATTGCTGACTTCCATGTGTAACTATCGTGGCTCCAATGTAAGTTATGTTGTTCACTATGTAAATTCTTAATATATCCTTGTAACATAGGGTGTTCTGAAAACTCTGCGTAATCCTCAGCAGTAATCTCTTCTTTTATTTCCTCAGGATGAAAGTGTCCAGACTGCCTCCATGTTCTACCAAACTCTGAGGATGCAAACATTAATTCGTTTATTTGTCTGTTTATGTATAAGGGTTGCATCACTAAATTCTCATTAGGCATATGCTCTCTATACCAATTTAAACCATCATAGAGGCTCTCAGACGTCTCGTAAGGCAGTCCTAATATTAGACTTGTAGTTGCCCTATACCTGCCACAATGTTTGTTCATATAGTCTTTAGTATCCAGCAATCCCCTTTTAAGTTTATCAGGATCAATACCTTTACCTACAGTTCTACCTGCAGTTTGGTTAAAAGTTTCCACACCATAATACTGAGCCCAGAATCCCATTTCTGCTAGGTACTTTTTATCGTCCTCTCTTGTGGATAATATATCTGCTCTAATAAATCCTGTTAGGTTTGGTTTGAAAGGAAGTTTTTGTATTTCACTACCAGCAAATCTTATTTTCTCTTGATTGTCGTTTGTTGTTTCGTCTGCCACATGATAGCTAGTTACACCAAACCTTTCATAGTTAGATAACATCTCATCATATAAAGTATCCATATCCCTAGTTAAGTCTCCCTTCATACCTATTGCATTGTATGAACAGAACTTACATTTAAATTTACAACCACGGGAGAGTTCTAGTGTTAGAGTATCTGTGGGTTGAATAAAGTCTCTATCCTCATACTCAACACGCAAATCTTTACTAGGGAAACAAGGGTGATGTCTATCTGCCATAACACAATTCAATCCTTGAAACTTTGTTATCGTTGCTTCACCCTTTAATAATTTAATTAATCCATACTCTCCATAACCACATACATAATAATCACAAGGTAGGACCATGATGTCAACTAGCATTTTAGATCCAGCAATTATAGTTACATCAGGATACTCTTCCTTTAACCATTTAAGATGATCTTGTGCTCTTTGTAATAGGTCTAATTTGTATCCAAAGGTAACACTAACACCTATGAATTTTGTATCTTGTGTTATCCTTGAACGGGCAAATTGTTTGAACTCATGCTCTTCAAATGCCAACCAGTAATCGAGGACTTCAATGTCCCAACCTTCTTTACGCATGAAAGTGGCTATCTTATGTGCGCCACCTGATCTTTTGAGGTTAACCCAGTTTGGGTTTAGCGCTCCTAATGCGCCTTGCCAACCTGGGTTCTGTTGTAGACAACCTAATATAATACCCTTGTTCATATCAGTATTTATTAGTCGTCTAGATAATGCTTTGTTGTACTCTTGTCGTGTTCGTTAAGTGCAATAATGGCATAATGTAAAACCTTTTGTAGGTCCTTTCTATGGTCCTCTGAGGTTCCTTTTTTGCCATACCGTTGTGCATACTTAAGAATATTGCCTATTGCAAATCCTATTCCGTGTCCACAATCACTGATAAATTCCGTTGATTGGAATTTGTTTCTGCTATAATGCCCTGAGTATGTAGCGTCGATATACGATTGGAGCTCCCTAATGAGAGCTCCTTCGTTGAACTTATACTCTGGCGTCTTACTCTTCGCCATCTTCGTGTATCTCCTGTTCAGTTTCTTCAGTTGACTCTGCTAGTTCTACACTAGGATCAACTTTGGCATACAAGTCTATGAATGCCTCTTTTGTGTCTTCGTCGAACCTATTAACACAAAGTTGAACTGCCTTTTGCTTGTCACCAAACACGGCAAATGCGTTAACAATGTGTTCCAACCTACGAGTTGAAATAAGTTCGTCGATGGCACCTTCGTAATATGTTTTACGAATTACATCACTCCAAGTAACAAGGTGTGTCGCGAAGTCTTCGTCAACATTGTTGACCTTTTCCATCTTCTTAACAACAATCTTTTTCTCGGTAGCCATTGTAGGGTACTCCTGCTCAACTGTGATTGCAAACCTTTCTAGGAATGCCTCGTCGAGTATGTTGGCTGAAATAAATTTGCCATCATCTGAACCTCGACCCTTAGTGTTAGCTGTTGCTACTAAGTTAAATCCAGGAGCAGGAGTTACGGTTTCGCCAGTCTTCTTGTTGAAGTAAGGCTTCCCCTCAAGGATGGCTTGTAAGCACATCAGCTTGTTCGAACCCCTATCCACTTCATCAAGTATGAGAACAGCGCCCCGCTTCATCGCGGTGAGGACGGGCCCTTCTCTGTAGACGACATTACCGTCAACTA